GGCCGCGGCGGCGGGGCCCAGGGCGCGCTCACAGTCCGAGATCCTCGCGCAGGCGGCGCCAGTGGCGCGCCTCGATGCTGTCGAGCATCGCCTCGCGCGCCGCGCAATCCTCAGGGCTGTCGAGGCGATCGCCGCGGGTCAGCTCGCGGAGCACCCACACCGCGCCGCCGATCACCGCCACGCCGCCAATGCTGAGCCAAAACAGCATCATTCCCTCCATTCGGCTTTGACGGAGCCGCGCAATTCCTGATCGAGCACGCCGTCGCGCTTGCTGTTGAGCATCACCTGGCCGAGCGCGTCGGTTTGCAGCCTGACCACGGTGCCGGCGTCGACGTCATAGCGCCGCACCTTGCTGACCTCGAACCCGTTGAGCAGCACGCGGATGCGGTGGCCAATGCGCGCCTCTGGAAACCGCTCCATGTCCCGGCGATAGTCATAACGCCGCGGCGGCGGCGCCGTTCGGGTCTCGCCCATCAATCCCTCCTCATCATCGTGCCGCACGAATGCGCCGCCGCCGCCGCGCGCTCGCGGTCGGCCGCGCTCAGCGTGGCGCGATCGGTGCGGCATTTGCGGCACCAATCGCCGACGCCGCAATAAGCGCGATGGTCGAGCTGCGCCTTGGCGCGCGCGTCCTTGGCGCTCCTCGAGCTCGCGCAAATGGGCTCGCCGCAGCCGTCGCATTTGAGGGTGTATTCAATCGCCACTGCGCTGCCATTCCTTGAGTTTGTCGGCATTTGCCAGTGCGAGCATCACGGCGCGCACCTCAGGCAAATCGTCGCCATTGCCTGCGCGCACCTTGGCGATGCGCGATTTCAGGGTTTCGAGCCGCTTGGCGCTGCCGAAATCGGTTTCGCGCTGCGCTGCGGGCAGCCGCTCCATCAACGCCCATTCGGCGAATTTGCGCGCCTGGCGCAGGTTGGTGTCGACCTCAGCCATCAGCCCCGCCTTGCATCGCGGCGATGCCCTGCGCCGCCCTGAGGCGCGCTGAGGCGTATTTCATCGCCATTTTGAACGTGCGGTGCCCGAGCACCGCCTCGATCGCCGCCACGCTCGCCCCGCCATCGGCCATGCGCGCGGCGGCCGCATAGCGCAGGCCATGCATCGAGCGGTTGTTGGGTACCTTGGGGTGCCGCTCGACCGCGCGCCTGACCACGCCCGACAGCGCATTGGCGCTCGGGAACGGCGTTCCCTTGTCGGTCAGGCAAATGGCGCCGGTGAGGCTCACCACTTTGGCGGTGCGCTTGAGATCCTCGAGATAGGCTTTCAGCGCCGGGTGGCATGGCATGTCGATGAGCGAGCGCGTCTTGCTGGTGCGCACCCGCAGGCTGTCGCCCTGCCACTGTTGCCAGGTCATGCCGACCACATCCTCGCGCCGCTGCCCGGTATAAAGGGCGATCATCACCGGGGTCACCACATGCGGCGGAGCCGACTCGATCACCCACCCAATCTCGGCATCCGACCAGGGGACGATTTCCTTGTCGCCGCCCTTGCGCTTCAACCGCTTGAAGCCGTGCGCCGGGTTGAACCCCTCAGGCACCAGCTCATTCTCGTCGGCCCAGGAATAGAGCCGCGAGGCCATCTGCTTAACCTTGTGGGCCTTCCGCGGGGTCGCCGCATGGTCATCGCGCACCTGCTTAATCATGCCGCGCGTGGTGAGCTTGAACGGCTCGGGGCCGAGCGCCTCATCGAGCAAGGCGCAGGTCTTGGCATAATCGGCCTGCGTGCAGTCGGCGAGCGCGAGATATTCGGGGCTCAGCTGATATTTGCGGATGACCCATGACCAGCTGCCCTCGGCCTCACGATCGCGCGGCGCCTGCAGCTGCGCGCGGAGCGCCAGCGCCTGACCATAGGCGAGGTGAAACTCGGGCTCGGAAGGCTGCCCAGGCAGGCCGATGCGTCCGGTCTCCTTGCTCCTGAAAAACCAGTAAGTGCGGCCCTTGGCTTCAAAGCTATTGGTGAACGGCAGTCGACTCTCGGCCATATCGGCGGCCAATAGCGCAGCCGTGCCCGCATCGGCAGTGGGTAAATTCCCTCGCATCAGCCGCGCGCTTTCTCCGCCAGCGCGGCATCGACCTGACAAGCGACATATTCGCAAATCAGCTTGGCCGCGCGCTCGGTCGAGGCGGGATTGGGCGCAACACCCATGCCGACCGGATAGCCAAGGTTGGCAATGCTGTCCTGCAGGCTCTGCGCGACCCACGGCCATTGCGCGGCCGCGACATTAGCCGCCTCGCTGACAAAGTTGCCCTGCTCATCGGCCACTGTTCGCTCCTTTCGCTCGTTTCTCGCGCCAGCGGCGCTCGACCTCCTGCGCTTCCCTGACCTGGTCGGCTTCGCTCAGCGGCTGTTCGTTCAGCGCATCCGCCCACCGGTCGAGGTCGCGGCGGTCATAGAGCACGCGGCGACCGTGGCGCTTGGGCGCCGGGCCCTCCTCGCGCAGCTTGGTGGTGCCGATGCTGAGATAAGCGGCGGCGAGATCCTCGCTCATCAGCCGCGGCCAATCGGGCAATTCGAGGCGGGCCAGCGCGTTCATGTCCGGCCCCGCCGGTCGCCCCGAATCGCGCTCTCGGCCAGCGCCAGCGCGTGCTCGGCGAGCATTTCGAGGGTGGCGGTGGTGACCCGGCCATTGCACGCCGGATCGGTGGCGAGCAGCTCGGCGGCATTGGCCTTGAACCGCTCGCGCAGCCGCATGCGCCGCTCGGCCGCGATCAGCCGCGGCGGAGCGGGCTGCATCGGCTTGCCGCAAATCACGGCAGAGGGCCTGAGCTCGGCCGCGGCCATGCGGTGCAGGCGCGCGTCGATTTCGGTGCGCTCGCTCACGGCTGCAGCGCCGCCGCCAGGCCGAACGCCACGCCGCCAAGCAGGGTGGCGCCGAGGAACGCCACGCCGAACGCATAGAGATATTGCTCGGCGGGCGTCGGGCGGTGCTCGGGCTCATAATCGGGCCAGGTCATGCCGCCTCCGCCGCTGCGAGGCATTCAGGGCTGTCGCACAATGTGTGCAGGTCGTCGGCCCAATCGCACAGCTCACCCGAGCGCTCGGGCAGGATGCACGCCGCATCGTCGGTGCAGCCGCACACCCGGCACCGTCCCGGTTCGATCAGCCGCTCGGGAAAGCCGACCTTGACGCTGGTTTTGTTGAATTTGCGGGCGATCGCCTGGGCCAGGTCGATGCCTTTGCTCGCCGCCATCAGGTCGAGGTAAATGACCACATCGGCAATCTCGTCGCCGAGCTGCTCGTCGAGCTCGGCCACGGCGGTGTCGCCGTTGCCGGTGAGGCCATCGCGCACCCGGTTCAATTTCTTGACCACGTTGCACGCCTCGCCCATTTCGCCGGCGGCGGCCGTCGCCCAATCGGAAAGAGACCATTCGGCAAGGCCGCCGGGATGCCAGCGCAGCACGCGGCTCATATTGGCGGCGCGCAAGGTCGCGAAATCGAGGTGTGACGGGGTCGGTTGGTCGGTCATGCTGCCTGTTTCTCCCTGGCAAGTCGGCGCGCCTCGGCCTCGGCCCTCAGCTGCGCATTGAGGTCGCGGAAAAAAGCCGCGCGGCGGGTCAGCCGCCAGGCCATCGCGGCGACCGCGTCACGGCGCTGCTCAAGCGGCGCGATCAGCTCCGCCTTGGCATTGTCGGCCAGCGCCTGCTCGCGGCGCTTGAGCGCCGCTTTGGCGGCCGCCTCGAGGTCATCCCAAGTGATGTCCCACGTATGAAATTCGTCGGGGTGGTCGGCGGGCGCGCGGAAAAACTGCGCGATCGCCAGCCAACAGCGAAAATCATGCTCGGCCTTCTCGGGCGAGATTTCGCCGCGGCGCACCATGTCGGGATAGAAGCGCGCGCGCCCCTCGGCCTCCACATCGGCGAAATCGGCGAGGGTCAGCGGGCGGGTCATGCGGCTAGAACAGCCCCAGCTGTCCCGGCTGCCCGGCTGTCCTCAAGCAGAGCGTCGAGAGCTCGCCACGCATAAGCTGCAGCCAAAGGGACAACTCCGTTGCCGCAGGCTCTGAGTCGGTCCAACCGATGGGCCAGCCCATCAGCCACTCGACAAACAGCGGGTTCAAGACCCGGCGCGGCGGCGACGATGGCGGGCCAGCGGGAGTCGGTGGGGCCGGGGGCGAAAAGCAGTGCTCCACAAAATTCGGCAGCTGGTCCAAGTGCCGGCGGCCAGTTCCGTTGGTGGTCACATGCTCGCTCGAATTGGCACCCTTGTGGTCTCTCGCCGCCGGCGTCGGCCATTGCGACACCTGATGCTCCAATCCGATTTGAACCTTCTTGCCGTTGTGCATCGCGGTTCGGCCGATCATCTCCGCGTGCGCCGCCGAGCGGCCGCCGTTCGGCACATTCGGCGTCATCCACTGCCGCGTCACCGCCGTCAGCGTGTCGGCCACACCGCGCGAGTGGCGCATGCCCGAGCTCTCCGCATCCTCGGCCCGCGCGGTCGGCCACATCCTGCCCCTCGCCGTCGCATCGGTCAGCGAGGTGCCATGATTGGCCTGAGACCCCGGCAGATTGCGATTCCCCCCGCTCCTCTCGTCGCTCGCCGTCGCGGTCGGCCATGACGAACAGTCGCTCGCGCTGGTGGCTGGCACCGACCTCGGCCGCGCTGAATATTCCTGCCGCAACGCGGCAGCCCATCGCTTCCAGTGCCGGGACCAAAGCGGCGAGCTGTCCGTCAGCATTTCCGGTGACATTTTCGCGGAACAGACGAGGAGCCCCGCTTTCATCGAAAATTCTGATGACCTGCTCGATGAGGAACCGGTCATCGGCGGCGCCGAGGCGCTTTCCGGCGTTGCTGTTGGGCTGGCACGGATCGCCGCTAACGACGCAATCCACGAGGCCTCTAAGCTTTCGAGCGTCGAACGTGGCGATGTCAGACCACACAGCCGCCTCAGCCAGCTCGCCCGCCGCCATGCGCGCGACCAGTGTGCTGGCGGCATATGCTTCCCTTTCCACGTAAGCGATGCAGCGCGCTCCGGGTCGGGCGATGTGAACACCGAGGCCGAGCCCGCCGACTCCGGCGCAGAGCTCGATGGTGTTGAAGGGAGGTAGAGCCATGTCATGCGCACGCCCGGTCGGCCTCGCCGACCACGCGGCCGAGGCAGAGGGCGCCGAGCAGGCCGAGTTCGGCCCACAGGATGAGCGCCAGGGCGATCATGGCGCGACCCACAGCTTGAGCGCATAGGCGCCGCTGACGAGCCACACCGCAGCGGCGACGATGCCCCAGGCGCGGCTCGCCTCGAGGCGCTGACGCCAGTTCATTCGCCGCGCGCCCTGGCGAGCCGCTCGATGACCCGCTCGACCTTGCGCGTGACGCGCTCGACCTCCTCGCGGGTGCGGCGCACCTCGAGGGCAGCCTCGGCGAGCGAGGGGGTCATGCCGCGATTTCTTGCGGAAGGTTGAAGCCGCGCGAGGGCTGCTGGCGCTGCTCGCGCTCGGTCAGGCGTCTGCGCTCGCAGGTCAGCAGGTTGCTGAGCAGGAGCCGCTGGTTGAGTGCGGTGGCCCGTTTGCCGGCGGCCGCCCGGTTCTTGACCTTGCCCTTGAGCTTGCGCTGCAGGTCGGTGAGCTCGCGCTCCTCGGCCTTGGTCAGCGGGGTGCCGTCGAGGAGGTCGGCGAGCGGCACGCGCTTGGCCGCGGTCGAGCCGCCGTCACGCAGCGGAAAGGAAATCAGGGCGACGTTCACCCCGACCTCGTGCAGCCGCACCAATTCGGCGCGCTGGCGGTTCACCGGCAGCGTATCATCGACGTAAAGGGCGAAGCTGCCGGGGTGGGGGAAATCAGCGGCGGTTCTGAGCATGGCACGGCCTTTCGATTGAAAATTGCCGTGCCAATGTATGCGGGAAAAATCCCTCAGGTCAAGTCATCTGTGGGAAAAATCCCTCGCGCCGTGCGGTTCACCTCCCGTTAACGCAAATCAATGACCCTCACCGTTTCGCTCGGGGAGACCTTTGGAGGGGTTGGGATGCCATGTTGGACCCGCATCACGTGTTGCATATCGTGCCGGCGGCACGGCCAGGAATGTTTTTCGCGCTGCGCCTGATCGGCGAAATGCGCATCGAATTGGAGCAGATGCAGAGCCTCATCGAGGCGGCAATGGCCGAGGCGGAGCAGGCGCGCAGCCTCGATTCGCCGGAGCGGCAGCGGGCCATGAACATCGGCCGCGTGCTGCACGATGTGATGTGCGCCAACGCCCGCTATCTGGGCGAAATCGAATTGCACCTGACGCGGAACGCCGCCGCGGCGGCCGCTGGTGCGGGCTAGCTAGAGCCGGCCCCGCACGCGGTGGATGGCGGCGACCCGCTCGGCGGGCACGCGAAAGGTCATCGGCGGATTGAATTGGGCGAGCTCGACATAGGCCGAGGTGCGCCTGACGAGGCGCTTGATGAGCACCATAGTCACGCGCTCGGCCGCCTCGCCTTCCTCGCTCGCGGCGCCTTTCAGCTGGACAATCACATCATCGCCGATGCCGACCGTCGCGCGAGGCGAAACGAACGCCTGCTCGCCGGGCTCGAACCTCGGCGCCATCGAATCGCCGACCACGGTGACCGCATAGGCCGCCTTGTCGTCGGCCAGGCTCGGCGGCCGCGCGAGATAATCGAGCACCTCGCCCAAATGCAGCTCGGTCAGCTCCACATGCTCGTCGAGATCGCCATAGGTGCCGCCGATCGCCGAGCCGAGCAGCGGCACCGGTTTGGCGTTCCTGCTCATCGCCCATGCCTCCTCGGTGAGGCCGGTGCCGACCACCTCCGATTGCACCGGCTGTAGCGCGGCCTTGGCGCGGGCTTCCGCCTCACCCTCGTCGCCGCCGTTCAGCAGCCAATCGGAGGTGGTGCCGAGCACCCGCGCTATTTCCGCCAGGCGGTCGCCGCGGGGCAGCCCCTGGCGGCGGCGCATGTCGCGCAGCAGATCCGGTTTGCCCACGGCGCGCATGGACAGCTCGCGGTCGGAAACTCCGATGGCCGCCTGCTTGCGCTCGATTCGCTCGAGCACATCGTGAAATTCCCGCCCCGGCATGGTGAGGGAATTATTCATCAAAATATTTTCGCTGTCGTGAGGGAACATGCCCTCTTGACCGTGAGGGATTTTCTCCGCACATTGCGCGAGCATCATTTTACGGACTCCGCATGACCCTCATCGAAAAAATGCTGCGCGTGGCCGAGCTTTGGGCCGAGGCGCAGGGGCACAGCTCGACAAGCCGCCTCAGCAACATCGTCGCCAATGACGGGCGCGTGCTGGCCAAGCTTGCCGAGGGCGGCGGAGCGACGATCAGCACCATCGACAAATTCGTGGTGTATCTGCGCGAGCCGGCCAACTGGCCCGAGGGAATGGTTCCATTCGAGGCCGCCGAATTGCTCGCCGCTATCGGCCATATCTCGACCTTGCCCCAGGCGGACGCCGCATGATGGGCGAGCTGTTGCACCTGTTCTCATCGCGCGGATTTCCTGTTGCCGCGCGCGGCGCCGAGGCCGACCACGGCACGCAGGCCGACCTCGGCGCCCTCCCGCCACGGCGCGATCCGCCGCCGCCGGCGAGCGATCAGTTCCCGCACGTAGTCATGTCGCCGCTGACAATTCCGTTTCATGGGCGAAAGGATAACGCGCGTCCGTGCGCGCGGTCAGTGGGTAAATTCCCTCAATTACCGGACGCCCCTGCTCGGGGTAGCGCCGGCGGCTCAGGTCGGACTCTCTGCCCCCCGATGAGCCGCCGGCGTTTTCTGTTTGCGGCCATTGGCGGCTGCGCAATGGCGGTCGGGGTCACCAGCCTCGCGACCGGAACGCCGGTGCCGAGCGAGTGGGGCGGCTTCCTCGCTGCCTGGACAATCGGGGTTAGCGCGCCGCTGCTCGGCCTCGCCTTATGGCTGCTCGCCGGCGCGGTGGAGCGCTGCCGATGAGCGGGCGCATCTATGACGCGCAGCTGCCGCTCAAACAGCGGCGCATCAAGCGCGCGAGCCGGGCGCTGGTCAATTCGGTCGGCACGCAGAGCGAGGCGGCCGAGATCCTCGCCATGAAAAAGGACGGCCAGCGGCGCATCAGCGAGCTGGTCAGCCCCAATTGCCCCGACAGCTTCACCCTGTTTCAGGCCTTGGAGCTCGAGGAGGAGGCGCGCGGCGCGCCCGATTGGCCGCAGATCACCAGGGCGCTCGCGCGGCACCATGATTTCGAGCTTCTGCCGCTCGCCGCGGCGTTGCCCGGCGTGGTCGATTGGCACCGCGGCATGGGCGAGGTCAGCAAGGAAGCGGCAGAGGTGGTGCAAAAGATTTGCGCCGCGCTGGCCGACGATAACCTGGTCAGCCCCAAGGAAATCATCGACGGCGCAATCCTCGAGGAAATCGATGAGGCGATCGCCAAGCTCGCCAACCTGCGCGCGATGGCCCGCGCGGTGGTCGAGGGCGACAACTGATGCGGCGCGGGGGGGCACAAGCCGAGCAGCGCGCGGTCACCACCGCAGTCACCGCCGAGGCGGCGATCGAATGGGCGCGCCACGCCCGCCCAGGCGAAAAATTCGTCTATTTCACCGGCCCTGCGCTGCTGCAGGCGCTGCCGGTAGTCGCTGCAGCCCGAGCTCTGCACGAGGCGGGCGAGGTCATTTTCGTGCAGGAGCGCCGCTCGCCCGGCGTGCGCGACTATGTGATGCTCAAGCGCCGCAACGTCGAGCCGCCGCGGCCCCTGAGCCGCGCCGGAGTCGAGGAGCGGGCGCCAGGCACCAAGGTCGACGATGACCTTGAGGATTTAATGGCGGTGCTGCGCCGCCTCGCAGCGCGCGGGCTCGTCTGTCCGAGCAACGCCAGGCTCGCCGACATGGCCGGGCTCAAGGACGCGGAAAGCGCGCGATATCGCCTCGGCATCCTGCAGCAGGCGGGGCGCATCGCCGTCAGGACGCCGCCGGTCGGCGCGCGCATCGTCACCATCGTCGCCACCGGCCTCAGCACGGCGGCAGGAGGGCAGGGCTGATGCGCGTGCCGCCGCCCCTGCTCGAACGTCTGCAAGCCTGGTCGCGCCGCCTGAGGCGTTCGCGCCAGCCCGATTTTCTGATTGGCGATCCGGCGGAGCCGTATCTCCGCCGCTGGTGGGTCATCCCGCGCAACCGCTGGTTCAACATTTACCTGCACGAGGTGCTCAAGAGCGACGATGACCGGGCGCTGCATGACCATCCGTGGCTCAACTGCTCGCTCATCCTCATCGGCGGCTATTTCGAGCATGGCATCCGCGCCGGCGGCGTGCACGAACGCAAATGGCGCGGCGAGGGCAGTGTCACGCTGCGCAGCGCCCGCGCGGCGCACCGCCTCGAGGTGCCCCGCTCGGCGGGAACGCGCACCGTCACCCTGTTCATCACCGGGCCAATCATCCGCCATTGGGGCTTTCATTGCCCCACGGCGGGATGGCGGCACTGGAAAGATTTCACCGGGCCTGTGCCCAAGGGCCAGGTCGGGCGCGGCTGCGGCGAGCTCGACGCCCCGCCACTGAAAGGCGGGTGGCGATCGCCGCTGAGGCCGCTCGACTGATGCGCGCGCCCGACAGCGTCAATGACGCCTTTCTCAATCGCCTGCTCGCTGCCTTGGCCGATGTGCCGGCGAGCGTGCGCCCGCATTTCGGGCGCATCGGACGGCAGCTCAGGGTCTCCGCCACCGAGGTCGCGGTCGGGGTTTATCAGCTGGTGAGCGATGGCCGGCTCGACCGCGAAACCCTGCGCCCACCGCGGCGGGGCACCCGCCCTTATTGCCAGCAGCCCAATGATTACGCCGCCGGCGGCGGCGGCCCCTGCCCGGTGTGCCATGCCAAACCGCCCCGCGCCGAACCGACGCTGACGCCCAAGGCCGCCGAGCGCATCGCCAGGGAGCCGCCGGCGAGCACTCCGGTGTGGTGCGGCCAGTGCGACCGGCGTGTGCCCCTCGGCAAGGCGCTCGGCTGCACCTCCAAATGGTGCAGCGCCGAGTTGCCGCCCAATCTCAAGGAGTGTCCGCTGTGAAAGTCATTGTCGAGCGCGGGGCGCTGTTCAAAGCGATCGGTCACGCCGCCAGCGTGGTCGAGAAAAAGAGCACCATTCCGATTCTCGCCAACGTGCTGCTCGAGGCCGAGGGCGAGGAGCTGAGGCTCACCGCCACCGACCTCGAATTGCAGATCCAGCTACCGGTGCCCGCCCAGGTGCGCGAGCCCGGTGCGGTCACCGTGCAGGCGGCGCTGCTGCAAAGCATCCTGCGCGAGGTGCCTGACGGCGCCCAGGTCGACCTCGAGCTCGACAGCGAAAATGGCCGGCTCAACCTGGTGAGTGGGCGCGCGCGCTACAAACTGGCGCGGCTGCCCGCCACCGATTTCCCGGTGATGCAGCCGAGCGAGGATGCGGTCAGCTTCACCATCGCCGCCACAGCGCTCAAGGAAATGGTCGGCAAGGTGGCGCACGCGCAGTCGAACGACCCGGCGCGCTATTTCCTGAACGGGGCCTGCCTCGAGGCGCATGCCGGGGCCTTGTTCATCGTCGCCACAGACGGCTTTTGCGTGGGCTCCGACAGCATCGCCGCGCCCGAGGGTGCGACCGAGATTCAACCGGCGATCATCCCGAGAAAAACGGTCGGCGAGCTCACCGACATATTCGGAGAAGCCGAGGGCGAGCTGACCATCGCGCTGACGGCCAAGCAGCTGCGCGTCAGCTCGGGCGAAATGACCCTCACCTCAAAGCTCATCGACGGCACCTTTCCCGATTGGCGACGCGTGGTGCCGGTGTCGAATCCGCACCATCTGCACATCAACCGCGAGGCCTTCGCCGCGGCCATTCGCCGTGCCGTTGTGGTGTCGACCGACAAGGTGCGCTCGGTAATGCTCGAGCTCGCCGCCGACAAGCTGACGGTGAGGACATTCAGCCACGAGCATGGCGAGGGCGTCGAGGAGGTGCCCGTAGAATATGGCGCGCCCGAGCTGGCCTTGCGGATGAACGCACGGCTCCTGCTCGACACATTGGCCGCGATGGGCGGCGCCGAGATCGAGGTGAGGCTCGAAAATCCGCGCGCGCCAGCCCTGTTCATCAACCCCGCCGACAAGTCCGCCCAATGGGTGGTCATGCCGATGAGCGTCTGAGGAGATTGCCATGATGTTTGATGATCCGTGGCGAGCGATCGCCAAAGCCGCCCGGCTCCGCGATTGGGCGACCATCGACGCCGTGCTCGAGGACAAGCGCTTGGCTGGCAGCACCTCGGTGCGGCGTGGCTTTTCCGACGCCCGCAAGGCGTTGGGCCAGGAACCTACGCTGCCCACGCTGCCTGCGCCCGAGCCAGTCACCATCCATGACCTGCCGAGCCGCGAGGGGCTCATAATTGAGGGCAAGCCCGACACCACCGAGGCCCGCGTGTGGCGGCGAAAAGCCGCCTGAGCGACAGTGGCAGGGCGAGTGGAGCAGATCGGGCCTGCGACCCTTTACCTCGGCGATTGCCTTGAGGTGATGCCCTCGCTCGGCCAGGTCGACCACATCATCGGCGACCCACCGTATGAGCAGATTCTGCACGCCGCCAAGGCAAAGCAATCCGAGTTGCGCAAGGACGGCGGATCTGAGCTGAGAGCTGTTGATTTCGACGCCATCGACGCGATTCGGGCGCCGTTCGTGCGCCTCGCCTCGCAGCTGTGCAGAGGGTGGTTCATCGCCTTTTGCACTGTCGAGGGCGCGCGGCCTTGGGCCGACTGCATCAATGCCTCGCGCATGAAATACAAGCGCGCGTGCATTTGGGTGAAGCCCGACAGCACGCCGCAGATGAACGGCCAGGGACCGGCGCAGGGCGCTGAAATCTTTGTCACGGCTTGGGGCGGGAAGGGCCATGCGAGGTGGAATGCCGGCGGGAAGCGCGGCGTTTACACGCACCAAGTGAACCCGCGCGATCGCGACGGTCGCCACCCGACCGAAAAGCCGCGCAACCTCATGGCCGAAATCATTGTGGACTTCACCATGCCGGGCGACATCATCCTCGACCCGTTCATGGGCGGCGGCACCACCGGAGTGGCGGCGGTGCAGCTCGGCCGCAAGTTCATCGGCATCGAGCAGAAGCCCGAATACTTCGAGATTGCCTGCGATCGCATCGCCGCGGCCCACGCGCAGCCAAGCCTGTTTGAGGCTGCCGCATGACCGGCGCGCTCTACAGTCCTGAGCAAATCGAGCGGGTGAGGCGCGAGCATTCGCTGGTGACGATGGTGCGCAAGCGCGTCGAATTGCGCCGTGCCGGGCGGCGCTGGTCGGGGCTGTGCCCGTTCCACGGCGAGAAAACCCCGAGCTTCACGGTGGGCGACGGCACCAGCGGAGAATTTTATCACTGTTTCGGGTGCGGCGCCCACGGTGACCTCTTCGATTGGCTTGAGCACGCCGAGGGGTGGAGCTTCGCCCAGGCGATGCAGCGCCTCATCGGCGGCGAGATGCCCGACGCCCGGCGCCCGATGCACGCCGAGCAGCGCCAGCCATCGCGCGAGCGCAGCGATTTCGTGAGCTCGACCGCTGCCGGGCGGTGGATCTACCGCACCAGCGGACCCGCCCGCGGCGAAATCGTCGAGGCATGGCTCAAGTCGCGGGGCCTCGACCCATTGGCCGAGCTCGCGCCAGGCGTGGCGGCCATCGATCAGCTGCGCTTTCATCCGCGCTGCCCGCTCGGCGTGTGGCGCATCGACGATGACCCGCGCGACGGGCGGGACGCGCCTGCGATGGTTGCCCCATTCGCCGACGCGCAAGGTCTCATCCGCGGCGTTCATGTCACATGGCTGGCCCCTGACGGGAAGGGCAAGGCGGTGCTGCCGCGCAGGCGCGACGGTCAGGAGCGGCCAGGCCGCAAAATGTTCGGCCGCGCCGGCGGCTGCGCGGTGTTTCTGACGCCGTGCGGAACGGCCAAGGAGGTCGGCCCGCTAGTCGTTGGTGAAGGGATTGAAACAACCTGGTCATTTGCCCAAGGTCTCGGGAGTCCGTGCCGCGCCGTCGCGGCGCTCAGCCTTGAAAACCTGCAGGGCCATGCGGTGCGTTTGCGCGGCGGCGCGCTGCCCTTGTGGGGCCTCAGAGCAGACCCTGAGCGCCCGCCGTTCCTCATCGAGGAGCCGGGCGAGGTCATCGTGCTGGTCGATGCCGACATGAAGCCGCTCAGGGGCATGCAGGTGCAGGACGAACAAGGCGCAAAGCCGGTGGTGCGCGACATTGGCGGCGCCGAGCGAGCGGAAATCTGCGCGCAGCTCGCAACCCAATTCTGGCGCCGGGCAGGCGCCACTCGAGTCGAGCGCCGGCGGCCGCGCATGGGGCTCGATTTCAACGACGCGCAAGTGGAATCCACGAGGGTTGCGGCATGACGTTGCGCCGACCGTTGTTGCGATATCTCGGCAGCAAGTGGCGTTTGGCGCCTTGGCTGATCGGGCAGTTCCCGCCGCACGAAATCTATGTGGAGCCGTTCGGCGGTGCTGCGGCAGTTTTGCTGCGCAAGGAGCGCGTGCGCACCGAGGTTTATAATGACGTTGACAGCGAGCTGGTCAACTTGTTCCGCGTGCTGCGCGACGAGAGTGGCGCTGCGGCGCGGTTGCTTCGAGCTGTGGCCCTGACGCCTTATGCGCGCGACGAATATGTGGCGTCATTTGAGCGTGCTGAGTGTCCCATAGAGCGCGCCAGGCGCCTGGTTGTTAGGTTGCACATGGGTCATGGAACGCGGGGCACGCGCACCGACCGCGCCGCTGGTTTCCGCTCGGACGGCACCAGTGGCACCACGCGGGTTGCCGGCGAATGGGCGGAGTTCCCGCTGGCGCTGAGAGCGATCATCGACCGCCTGCGTGGGGTGCAAATCGAAAACAAGTGTGCTCTTGATTTGCTTGACTATTGGAGCAGCCCTAGAGCGCTCATCTATCTTGACCCCCCCTATTTGCCGGAAACCCGCTCGTGCAAGGCCCGACAGCGAGAGGGATTTCACACCTATCGCCATGAATTGACCGTTGAGCAGCATGTCGAATTGCTCGACAGAGCGTGCGCCTCGAGCGCGATGGTGGCTATTTCCGGTTACGCAGCACCACTCTATGAGGAGCGGCTCACAGATTGGCTCAAGGTTGAGACGGCTGCGCGCGCGCACCGCAACCTAGAGCGCACAGAGGTGCTTTGGCTTAATCCAGCTGCTGTTCGTGCGAGGCTTGTTGGCCCTTTATTTCAGGCGGCTGCGGCATGAGCGGCGAGGTCGAGCAGGTCGAGGGCGAACGCGCGGACTCGCCGGCGCATGCGATGCTGCAATTGTTCATCAGCCGGGTCGAGCGCCTGAGCGACGAAATCGCCGACCTGCAGGCCGACCGGCGCGATGTGCTCGCCGAGGCCAAGGCGCAGGGTTTCGACCCCAAGGCGCTGCGCGAGGTGCTGAGGCGGCGAAAAATGGAGCCTCGAGCGCTAGCCGAGCTCGATGACCTTGTCAGCATTTATGAGGAAGCGGTGCGCGGCATGCCGCGCGGCACCATTTGGGGCGGAGAATTGAGGCCGCAGCCGGCGGCGCTCGGGCCGCCCAAAAAGGACGCGCGCACCACCAAGGCCTTGGCGGCGATCGCCGCGGCCGAGGCGGCAGCAAGGGCTGACCAGGCATGAACGCGCTGACCGCCATCGAAATGGCCGATCCTGACCCGCTGCGCCTGGCGATGTTCGACTGCTCGGATTGGGGCAACGCGCGGCGCCTGGTCGAGCTCGCCGGCGGCAAATTGAAATGGGTCGAGGATTTGCAAGCCTGGGCGCATTATGACGGCACACGCTGGTCGGTCGAACGCGGCAACATCGAGGCGCAGTTGCTGGCGCAGGCGGTCATCCGCCATATCGACCTCGAATTGCGCGAATTGAGCGCGGTGCGCGACAACGAGGAGCTGCTTAAGAAGCTGTTTGGCGCGGGCTACACCAGCGAGCTCGCCAAGGGGCGCATCAACGAATTGCGGGGTCATGCGGTCAAATCCGGCAGCGCCGGGATGACCAGCGGGATGCTCAAGCAGGCGCGCCCGCTGCTCGCCGCCGTGCTTGAGGATTTCGACCGCGACCCGCTGGCCTACAACGTCGCCAATTGCACCTTGCGGTTCGTGCAGGAACAGGGCCGGTGGGTGGTCAAGGCCTCGGCCCATGACCCTGCCGACATGCTGATGCACATTGCCAATGTCGATTATGAGGAGGGCGCCGAGTGCCCTTTTTGGCGCAAGCGCCTCGCGCTGCTGACGCCCGACACCGAACAGCTCGCGGCATTCTCAAGGCTCTACGGCTGCACCCTCACCGGCCTCACTTCCGATCAGGCCTTCTATGTGCATCAGGGGAAGGGCGGCGACGGCAAGAGCGCGACCCACATGGCCCTGGCCGACCTCCACGGCGACTATTACCGCCACGCCGGCGTCAAAACGTTCCTCGAGGGCGCCGATCGCGGCGGCGCCGAGCACCGCAGCGACCTGGTGCGCCTGCGCGGCGATGTGCGATTCGTCACCTGCGATGAGCCCAAGGCCCGCGCTGTGTGGGATGGCGCGGTCATCAAGCAAATCACCGGCAGCCTGGTCACCGCTCGTGGGTCGGGCGAGCGCACCGAGGTCACCTATAAGCCCCGGTTCAAGCTGCACACCGAGTGCAACGTCATCCCGCGCGCACCGAGCGACGACAAGGGATTCCGCCGTCGCTTCAAGCTCTATCAGTGGAAAGTCTCGCTGAGCGACACTGAGGAGGGCGAAATGCCGATTGACCAGGTGCTCGAGCAGCTCGCCGATGAGAAGCCCGGCATCCTCAATTGGCTCATCGAGGGTGCGCTGCATTGGCTCGAAACGCGCGAGATCCCGCAGCCCAAGGCGATGCAGGAGGTGCTGAGCGATTTTTGGGCCGATTCTTCGCCCTTGCTCGAATGGATGAGCGAATGGTGCGACACATCTGACCCCGAGGCGCGCACCCGCTCCTCGGCGCTTTATGACCATTTCAAGAAGTGGAACGAGGACGCTGGCCGCGAGCATGTGATGAGCAGCAATGCGTTCGGTCGCGCGCTGCTCAACAAGCAGTTCAAGAGCGTCAAGGACCGCACCGGGGCCAGGTGGCGCAAGGGCATCAAGCTGCGCGAGCAGGGCATTTTCGGCGATTTCGTCGGCGATGCACCCACTGCGCCGTCAGGCTCAGGCGAGGAGCAACCCGCCGTCAGCGGCCGCGATCCATTCGACCCCGATGCCGATGATGAGCTCGCCCGGCCATGACCCTGACCACAACATATAGCGGACGGCGGATTGACGGCGGATTTGCGGATTGCGCCGTCAGGACCCTTGCAAAGCTCGCCGCGGATGTGCCCGAGCTGCCGTCAACGGCTGCCGAGGCGAGCCTGACGGCGCATTGTGCGGCGCATGACGGCGCGATGACGGCGCTTTCCGTGTGAGCGGTTAGCGAGGGGAAACGGCGCATGACGGCGCAAACGGCGTATTTTCCTAGCTCGGTCCTATGTGGCGCGCTGGCGCGCCGCGCGGTCACCCGGCCTGTCTCTAGTCAATCTGCCTTCATTCTGAGGATCGCTAAATGTTGAATCAAAAACAGCTTGGGGTTGAGTGGTCGGCTGAGGAGGTCGAGCGGCGCTTGGTCGAGGCCTTGCAGCTGTGGCAGCGCAGCCCCGGCACTGGCCGCTGGCCATTCGCAAGCGATGCGCCGTGGCATCTGATGACGAGGGCCGCGCGCGCCGAGGCTGGCCGCGTCAAAGGCATGGAGCTGTGGCGCGTGCTGCAGGAGGATGATGAGCGGGAAACGCAGCAGTGGCAGGGCCGCGACCGACCGCTGCCGCTCAGCCGCGCGCAGATTGCGCTGCGCGACCAGGCGAGCGAGTGGCTCGCGCTCGTGCCCGAGAGCGAGCGGCAGATTGTGGTGCTAGCAACATTCGACCTCGCACGCGGCCGCCGGGTCAGTTGGCTCGCAATGCGCGAGTGCGTCGGCGTGAAGCTCGGCGCCGATGGCCTGAGGCGCCGCTATGCCAAGGCGATCGCCGACCTAGCGGGCCTGCTCAATGCGCGCGGCGTGAAAGCCGCTGCCTGACGAATGGCGGAAATCTCACAAGGAATGCTGTCAAGGTGCGGAATGCTCAGGCCAGTAAATTTTCGATTTCCGTTTCCGCAGTCTTTTCGCATAGCTTGAGCGTCATGGTCGGTGTGGTGCGCCCTTAGGCAAGCCAAGCGATGGCGAAGCGCCCACCGACCCTCGGTTTCAATCCTCATCGTCGACAGGGCTATGAGCGGCAGCGCCGCGAGGCCAAGCCGTGGCGGTCCTGGTATAGCCTCGCCGCATGGCGCGAGCGGCGCGATGCGCAGCTCAGGAAGCAACCGCTATGCGAACGCCACCTTGCTCGAGGCGAGGTGGTCGAGGCATCGGTCGCCAACCACAAGGTGCCGCACCGCGGCAACTGGCGGCTGTTCATCGAGGGCGAGCTCGAGAGCACGTGCAAACCGTGCCATGATAGCGAGGTGCAGCGCGAGGAGCGCGCCGCTGCGCGCGCCGTGCTGCGGTCTCGTGAGGTCTAGGGGGGGGTGAAAAACTCCGCCGGGCCCTGGGGTGGACACCGCAGGGCAATGCGCAAAATTTCGGCGCGTTATTTCGCCCCAATTTTTTTTAGGCGGGCAGGTTTTTCCGGTCGGCTTTCGCTAGCCGCTCGGCCAACCTGGCGCCCACAGCGGCGGCCGATCAGAGCGGCATGCCGCACCTCGCGCGCCGGTGTCACCACATGGGCGCGCCACCGGGTGAGGAGCCCGGCGGCCGCGGCGCACCCCGATGTGTCGCGGCCAAGATCACAGAGGAGCAACGCATGGGAAGGCTGCCCGATGCGCCGGGCGTGCAGGAAGCGAAGGGCAACCCTGGCCGCCGCTTGTCTGCCGTTCGCCGGCGCGAGGTCGAGGCGCAGCGCGTTGCCGAGCTCCTCGCTCAGCCGCCTGCCGATGGCGACCAGCTGGCGCCGCCGGCGATCATTGCCGCTGGTCCGCTCGCATCAGCAGCGATTGCAGTGTGGCGCGACCTCGCACCCAAGCTCGCCGCGACCCATCGGCTGCAGCCGCAGCACCGCCCGGTGTTCGCGATGTTCTGCGTCTATTTCGCCGAGTGGGTGCTCGCCAACGAGGAGGTCGGAAAGCGCGGCCACACGCAAAAGGTGAGGACCGTGGCCGGCGGCTATATGGAGCGCATGCGCCCGGCGGTGGTGGTGCGCGATCGTGCCTTTCAGATGGTCACTCAATTGAGCACCAGGTTCGGCCTGACGCCTTCCGACGAATATGCGCTATTCAAGGATCAAGCCGTGGCCGCAGCGCAAAACCCCGGCCTGTTCGACCGCGGCGAAAAGCCGCAGGGTCGCCCCGCCGAGGAAGGCGAGGAACCGCCGCTGCCGCGGCCGCGTGCGGGCCTCATCGGCTCGATGCGCACGCTCGATTCGGAGCCGCCCGCCGGTAACTGCTAATGGCCTCGCGGCCGCAGTGGATTAACCCGCGCCCGGCATGGCTCGAGGCGATCGCTGAGGCGCCCGGTTATGCCTGGGCGCTCAAGGCATGGGACCGCGCGGCGGCAGTCGAGGGTGCATGGTTTGACGCGGCCAAGGCCGAGCTGGTGGTGGCCAATTGGCCGCGCTGGTTTCACCTGACTGATGACCGGTTCGCCGGGCTCCCGTTTCGGCTCAACAGCTGGCAGGAAATCATCGTCAGGCTGCTGGTCGGGTGGAAAGTCCCGGTCGAGATCCTCGACCCGGCGACCCACAAGCCGACCACCCAATGGGTGCGGCTGTTCCGCCGGTTGCTGCTGTGGGTGCCGCGCAAGAACGGCAAGAGCGAGTTTCTCGCCGCGCTGGCGCTGCTGTTTTGGGCGATCGATGGAATCGTTGGCGGCCAAGGCTATGTGTTCGCCCGCGACGAGGACCAGGCCGAGCTGCCGTTCAACAAAATGAAGGCGATGGTTGGCTATAACGCCGAGCTCGCCGCGAGCATTCAGCCGCACAAGAAATCGCTTTATTTGAAGGAATGCGCCGCTGCGTTTCAGCTGCTGACCGGCGCCGAGGAGGGCAAGCACGGCAAGGGCCCCAACGTCATTCTCGGCGACGAAATGCACGAATGGAAAAGCCGCAAAATCGAGAATGATTTGCGGCAGGGCACCGGCACCAGGCTCGAGCCGATTGAGCTCTATGCTTCGACCGCTGGCCTCAAAACCAACATCACCGGCGTCGAGCTGTGGGATGAAAGCCTTGCCATCCTTGAGGGGCGGGTCGAGGAGCCGACCACCTTGGTGGTGCTGTTCGCGGCCGACCCTGAGGATGATTGGCGCGACGAGCAGGTGTGGGCCAAGGCCAACCCGTCGCTCGGGCTGTCGCCGACAGTGCAGTTTCTCAGGCGCGAGGCGCGCCTGGCCGAGGGCAACCCGCGGCGCGAAGCGACCTTTCGCTGCTACCACCTCAACCAATGGGTCGAGGCGCTGGCGCGGTGGCTGCCGCTGGCCAAGTGGGATGCCTGCGCCGCCGACAAAAAGGCGTGGCTCAATTGGGAAGGCCTTGCCGGGCGGCGCTGCTTTGGCGGGTTCGACGTTTCTTCGACCCGCGATTTCACGGCGTTGGTGTGGCTGTTCGAGCCGCTGACTCCGGCTGACAAGTGGCTGCTCAGGTGCCGCTTTTGGGTGCCCGAGGATACGCTCGCCGAGCGCATCAAGGACGCCCGCAACAAGGTGCCGCTTGAGGCGTGGCGCGACCTTGGCGCGTTCGAGACCACGCCCGGCGACTATGTCGACCAGGCCTTTGTGCAGCGCGCGCTGCTCGACGGTTTCGAGCGTTTCGATGTCGAGGCTGTGGCCTTCGATCCGTGGAACGCGCGCAAGCTGGTCGGCGACCTGCAGGAGGATGGGGTCGAGGTCGAGCGCCTGCTCGAGGTGAGGCAGGGCATCCTGTCGATGGGCGAGCCGAGCAAGCATTTCGAGCGGCTCGTTTTCGGCGGGCTGGTCGACCACGGGGGGCATCCGCTCCTCAGGTGGATGGCCGGCAACACCGTGCTGCGGTTCGATGAGAACCTGAATTTCATGCCGGCGAAAAAGAAATCGCCGGAGAAAATTGACGGCATTTCGGCGTCGGTGATGGCGGTAGGCGCGGCGTTCCGCGACCGCGAGGATGACAACGGGGGAGTCGGCGCTTGGCTCAACAGCTTGAAACAGCAGCAGCCGGCGGCCGCATGACCTGGGCGAAATCGCTCTACACCACGGTGCGCGATTGGCTGGTGGTGGGCCCAGGGCCGACCAAGATTCGCGATCCGCAGAATGCCGACCGCGGCAGCTCGACCTCGGGCGTGTGCGTCAACGAGCAGGCAGCGCTCGGCATCAGCACCTTTTTCGCCTGCTTGCGCCTGGTCGCGGCGACCATCGGCTCGCTGCCCTGTCCGGTGAGGAAGCGCGGCGCTGACGGCATCGCCACCGAGGCGCGCGCGAGCTCGCTGTGGCGGGTGCTCAACGAGAGCCCCAACGCCGACCAAACGCCGGTCGATTATTTTGAGTTTTTGGCGATTTCGCTGATGCTGCGCGGCAATCACTATGCCCGCAAGTTGAGGGATGGTGGGCGCCTTATCGGCCTCGAGCCGGTCAGGCCCGACATGGTGCAGGTCAACCGCCAGCCCAACGGCTCGCTGCGCTATCGCTGGAATTATGCCGGCGAAAGCTATGACCTTGGCGAGGAGGATGTGTTCCACATCCGCGGCTTTGGCGGCGGGCCGATCAGCGGCATGTCAATCATGCAGCACGCTCGCGACAGCCTCGGCATCGCGATCGCCGCGGATCGGGCGGCGGGGTCGATGTTCGCCAACGGAATCTCGCCCTCGGGCGCGCTCAAGTTCGACAAGTGGCTAGACCCCGAGCAGCGTAAGACGGCGCGCGAGGAGCTGGTCGGCCAGTTCGTCGGCGCGCAGAATGCGGGGCGGCCGCTGGTGCTCGAGGGCGGCGTGGCTTGGGAGCAAATCAGCCTCAGCGCCGACGATGCGCAGCTGCTGCAGTCGCGGGCGCATTCGGTCGAGGAGGTGTGTCGCTGGTTTGGCGTGCCGCCGTTCATGGTCGGCCACAACAAGGACACCACCGGGTGGGGCACCGGCATGGAGCAGATGCTCCTCGGCTTCCTCAAATTCACCCTGACCCCGTATTTGCGGCGCATCGAGTTCGCGATCGCCAAGCAGCTGCTGACGCCGGCGGAACGGGCGCAGGGGCTGTTCGCCGAGTTCAACCTCGAGGGGCTGCTGCGCGGCGACAGTCAGGGCCGCGCCCGCTTCTATGAAATCATGACTCGCATCGGCGTCATGTCGCGCAACGAATGCCGCCGCAAAGAGAATCTGCCGCCGGTCGAGGGCGGCGATGAGATCCTGGTGCAGGCGCAATATGTGCCGCTGACCGAGGCCATCGCCGCTGCGCTCGCCGACAACAGCGCCAGCTGACCCAAGGAGACCATCATGCGCGCATTGCTCGCCGGCATCGCCGGTTCCGTCATCGTGCCCGAGTTCGGCGCCAAGCGGCAGCTCAAGGTGCGCGATTTTCCGCTGACCGTGAAGGCGAGCGGAGTGAGCGACGATGGCACGTTCGAGGGCTACGGCTCGGTGTTCGGCGTGGTCGACAGCTACAACGAGGTGGTGGCGCCTGGCGCGTTCACCGAAAGCCTCGCTGAATTGAAGGCGAAAGACCGCACTGTGCCGGTGCTGTGGCAGCATCGGCAGGACCAGCCCATCGGAGTTTATGACGAAATCGTTGAGGATGAGACCGGCCTGTTCGTCAAAGGCCGCCTGCTCACCGACGATGTCGCCCAGGCGAAGGAAGCGCACGCGCTCTTGAAGGCCGGCGCCGTCACCGGCCTCAGCATCGGCTATTGGGTGCGCGAGTCGAGTTTCGACGAAAAAACCAACGTCCGCACGCTCCTCAAGCTCGACCTGGTCGAGGTCTCGCTGGTCACCTTTCCGGCCAACGATGACGCCCGAGTCGAGGCGGTCAAATTCAAGCTGGCGCACGGCCAGCTGCCCAACATTCGCGAATTTGAAAAGCTCCTGCGGGAGGCAGGCTTTTCAAAAACCCAGGCCGCCGTTGTCGCGGGGCAAGGCCTGGCTGAGCTGCTCCGGCGTGAGGCTGAGGGCGACCCTGCGACAAAGGAGGGCGTTGCTGCTCTCGCCTCAGCGGTGGCGGATTTCTCGCTGCCGAGCCTCGAAAGGAAATGAACATGAAGCATTGCACCTCTCTGATGGCGGCCGCTTCGCTGGCGGCGCTCGGCCGCGCGGAGGCGCCCGACATTGCCGAATTTGGCCGCAAGGACGGAAACGGGCCCACTCCGGCGGATGCGGTCGAGCTCAAGCAGCTCGGTGAGCAACTGCAGAAATCACTCGGCGAGGTGAAAACCTTTGCCGAACAGGTCAACACCGAGCTCAAGAACCTCGGCAAGGTCACAGACGAGACCAAGCAGAGGGCCGACGAGGCGATGACCAAGCACACCGAAGTGTGCGACCGCATCGACGCTCTCGAGCAGAAGCTGCAGCGCCGCGGCAGCGAATCCGAACCGGTCAAGAGCATCGGCCAGCAGTTCGTCGAAAACGAGGAGGTCAAGGCCTTCCTCGCCGCCAACACCCGCGGCCGCGTCAGCATGCCGGTCAAGGCGATCATCAGCGCCCTGACCACCAACGCTGACGGTTCCGCTGGCGACCTTATCGTGCCCGATCGCCGCCCTGGCATCATTGGCCCGGCGCTGCGCCAGCTGCACATGCGCGACCTCATCGAGCCGGGCCGCACCAATTCCAACGCCATTCAGTATGTCAAGGAAACGGGTTTCACCAACTCGGCTGCGACGGTGTCGGAAACCAGCGGTGCGACCAAGCCGGAGTCGGAAATCAAGTTCGACCTGATGACGGCCAACGTCACCACCATCGCCCACTTTGTGCTCGCGACCCGGCAGATTCTGTCTGATGTGCCGCAGCTGCAGAGCTACATCGACGGGCGGCTGCGCTACGGTCTCGCCTACGTCGAGGACAATCAGATCCTCAACGGCTCGGGTGCGGGCACCGACCTCAACGGCATCTATACGCAGGCCACCGCGTTCACGCAGGCGGCAGTCGGCGTGCCGGTGATGTCGGGAGTCACCAAAATCGACATCCTGCGCCTGGCTATCCTGCAGGCGTTCCTCGCCGAGCTGCCGCCTGACGGGATGGTGCTCAATCCGGTGGATTGGGCGCTCATCGAGCTCGAGAAGGACACCACCGGGCGCCACATCATCGGCAACCCCAAGCAGGAGGGTGTGCCCTCGCTGTGGGGCAAGCCGATCGTCGAAACGCAGGCGATGACCGTGGACAAGTTCCTGGTCGGAGCGTTCCGCACCGGTGCGCAGCTGTTCGACCGCGAGGATGCCAATGTGATGGTCTCGACCGAGGACAGCGACAACTTCCGCAAAAACTTGGTCACCATTCTCGCCGAGCAGCGCGAAGCGCTGGCGGTCTATCGCACCGAGGCGTTCGTTAAGGGCGATTTCTCCGACGCGGAAGCCGACCTCGAGGCCTGATTTTTTCCCTTTGGTCAGGCGTCGATTGGAGCGGCGGGCGCAACCCCGCCGCTCCTTTTCCGGCGGCCGCTCAGTCGACCGCCCGAAAAGGAAAAGGAGCGCCAAATGAAAAAGGATTGCGTCGAGCTCGAGGTCATCGACCAGCTGCACCTCACCAGCGTCAAGGCCGACACGATGGGCATGGGCGAGCGGTTCGTCACCGATGCCGCCACGGCCAAATCGCTGGTTGAGCGCGGACTCGCCAAGCGCGTCAGCCGCGCGAAGGCAGCGCCCGCGCCGGGCAACAAGATGGCGCCGGTTTCGAGCAACAAGGTTGCGCCGCCGGCGAACGCCAAGCCGGCAGCCAAGGGCGGCAGCAAGCGCAAGGCCTGAGGCTCAAAAAGAGAATCGCCGCCAATGACCGTGTCGATGAGCTGGCCGCAATATTGCCGCCGGCAATGTTCGGTGGTGCGGACATTGGCGCCGCTGCAGGCCGAGCTGCTCGCCCTGCTGCTCCTGAGCCCGCCGGGGCAGTTCCTGGCGGTCGAGGAGATTGTCGAGGGGCTGTGGCCGGACGCCGACCACCAGCCCCTCACCGCATCGAGGCTGACGCAGCATGCAATTTTCGAGCTGCGTGAGCTCGGCGTGCCGATCGAGGGGCGCACGCGCAATGGCGGGTGGGCCTGCAAGAACCGGTGGCAGAGCCATTATGCCGGCTATCGCGTGCCGCTTGAGGCGCGAGCGCATTGAACGGCACTGACGGCGCATTGCCGTCCATGCATCACGGTAGAATCAAGAGGCGCCCGGCGGGTGCTCACCAAGCGAAACGAGGGGCGGTCACATGATCGATTGGGCTGCCAAGGAACCCGCCGAGGTCGAGGAATACACCCACGATTTCGCTGCCGAGCTCGGTGTCGGCGAAACGCTGACCGGGCACACTGTCACGGTCAGCGGGGTCACCAAGGATTCCGACGCGTTGGTGGGCAGCGTGGTCAGTGTCACCTTGTCGGGCGGCCAGCTTGGCGCGCTCGCCCTTGTGGCCATCACCGCCACCACCACCGCCGGGCGCACGCTTGAAGAAATCGCCGCGCTGTGGATCGGCGGCGGGCCCATCGGCCTCGCCCGCGCCAAGGCGCACCTCAGGGTCGATTGGGATGATGCCGAGAATGATGCGCTGATCGCCGCCCAACTGCGCGGTGCGATCGCTGCAATCGAAAAGCGCACCGGTCGCTCGCTCAGTCCGCAGGCGTTTACCGAATGGGCGCCGCGGTTCCCGGCGTGCCCCGAGGAAAGGCTGACTCTGGCCCGCGACCCGGTCGCGAGCATCACCAGCGTCACTTATGTCGATGCCGAGGGCGCCGAGCAGACGCTCGACCCGGCGGATTACCGCAGCATCGAGGGTGAGCCTTGGTCAATCATCGCGCCGTTCGGCGGCAGCTTCCCTTCGACTGAGCCGCGACCCGACGCGGTGAGGGTCAGCTACGTCGCCGGCTATGACGAGGGCCAGTGCCCCGCCGACCTGCAGGCCGCGGTGCTGCTGATGCTCGCGCACCTCTATGCGAACCGCGAGGCGGTGGTGGTCGGCGCCAATGTGGTGACCGCCCTGCCGCTCGCGGTCGAAACCTTGTGCGACCCATTCCGCCGGATCGGCCTGCACTAAATGGGCAACCCCTTGCTCGCTGCCGGCAAGCTCAACCGGCAGGTGACCATCGTGCGGCCGAGCTTCACCACTAACGCACACAATGAGCCGGTCGAGGAGCCCAACCCGGCACGCACCACCACCTGGTGCTCGATGGCACCGGGGCCGGGCACTGAGCGGTTCCAGAATGCCGAGGTGGCGGCGAGCGCGCCCATGCGGTTCGTTTTTCGCTGGCGGCCTGACCTGGTGCGCTCGACCGACCGCATCGAGGGCGATGACGGGCGCACCTATGAGATTCTCGATTGGAAGGAAATTGGCCTGCGCGAAGGCATCGAGGTGCTCGGCGCGGCGCGCGAGGAAACAGCTTAGATGAGGAGAGTGACATGCGAGTGAAGGTTCTGCGCGACCATAACAACACCTACGGCCTCGGCGAAGGCGCGCCGGTCACCAAAACCAAAGGGACCGAATACAACCTGCCCGACGCGATGGCGGCAACGCTCATCGGCATCGGCCTGGTCGAGGAGGTAAAGCCCGCGCCCGCCGCCAAGGGCGACAAGGCCAGCTAAATGGCGCTCCGCGCGCGGACGCTCCTGCGCGGCGGGGAATCGGTCAGCGTCGAGGGTTTCTCCGATCTGCACGCCGCCCTCAAGGAGCTGTCGCGAGCGACCGAGCGCAATGTGCTCAAGCGCGCGGTCAAGAAGGCGGGGCAGCCGATCCTCGAGGCGGCGCAATCCCATGCGCCGGTGAAAACGGGTCAGCTGCGCGACAGCATCCGTCTGACGGTCGGTTTCGATGACCCTGATTTCCGGCGCCGGGCGCGGGCCGCCTTTTCGGCGACCGGCAGCGCCAGGGGAGTGAAGCGCACCAAGGGCGGCGGCAATGTGCTCGCCCAGGTGCGCGCTGGCGGCAATCTCGCGCCTTATGCCTCGCTGATCGAATTGGGGAGCGTGCGCATCACAGCGCATCCGTTCCTGAGGCCCGCCTTTGACGAGCAGAGCAGCGATGCTCTCGCCCTGCTCAAGGAAACGCTCGGGGTCGAGGTGAGGAAGGCGACCGCGCGCCGCGCGCGCCGGCTCGCCAAGGCGAAAGGGTGAGGCATGGATCTGGCTGCGGCGCTGGTCGAGCGCACCAATGTGCCGGCGGTCACCGGCCTCGCCGCAGCGCGGCGTTACTGGGGCGTTCGGCCGCAGGGCAGCCCACTCCCGGCGCTGGTCATGGTGCTGGTCTCAAGCGTGCCCGAGGAAACACTGGAGGGCGAGGAGGCTGATTTGTGGACGAGCCGGGTGCAACTTGAAGCCTACGCCCGCACCCATGCCGACGCCTGGGCGCTGAGCAAGGCGGCGTCGGGCGCGCTGCTTGAGCCGGCGACGGTCGGAGATCCCGGCGACCAAATGGAATTTGAAGCGGGCTCGCGCACCGGCCCGCGCGACCTCGGCGAGCCCGACGAAAAGGGCTTTGTCCACCTGGCCGTCAGCGATGTGATTCTCCGGCATTCCGCCGGCGAGTGATTTGAAAAAGCGAGGGAGTGAGAAATGGCCGAAACCACCAAAGCATCGACCGGCGCCAAGTCGGAATTTTGGTTCAATGACGGCACTGCCCTTTACAAGGCCGTGCAGGTCAGGAGCTTTGGGCTGCCGAGCCCCGAGGTCGAGCAGCTCGAATCCACGCCGCTCGAGGCGGATGCCAAGGAGTTCGTGCCGGGCGACACCGATTTTGGCGAGTTCGATGTCGTGCTCAACCTGCGCCCCGGCAGCGACACCGACACCAAAATCGAGGCATGGGTCGCCGCCCAAATCGAGCGCGCGTTCCTCTGCAATGTCGCGGTGCGGGGCGTGCTGACGCGCAGCTACGCCGGCAACGCGATCGCGGTGGCCTATGACCGCGGCACAATTCAGCGCGGCGGGGTCATGGAGGCCACGCTCAAGCTGCGGTCGACCGGCGCGGTGACCAGCTCCGCCTATGTTGCGCCGTGATGAGCACCCCGATGTTTGGGGCCGCGCTCGCCATTCTAAAGGATGAGCGCGAGCTCAGGCTGCATTTCGATTTCGATGTGCTGATGGCGGTCGAGGATTTGGCCGACAAGCCGATTGACGAGGTGCTCGCGGAAATGGCGGGCCCGGTCAATCCGGCAACGGGCAAGGCCGCATTCCGCCACCCGCGGCTCAAAACGCAGGTGCATCTGTTCTATGGCGCCACCCGCACGCACCACGCCGAGTTGGCGCTCGCCGAGTGCAAGGCGCTCCTCGCCGCCAACAATGCGGAAATCCTTTGGCCCATGCTCAGCGCCCTCGCTCGCGCAATGGGCAAAGGCGAGGAAATCGACCAGGCTGAGGAGGGTGGCGACGGCGAGGCCGCCGACCACCCTCCGCAGAGCGCACCTGGGATTGGGGAAAGCTCCTCGAGCGATGGTGCGCAGCCGGTTTCGACCCCGACAGTTTCGGACGGCAAACGCCGGCCAGCTACTCAAGAGCCCTGAGGGGTCGGCTCAAGGGGCAGGCCGAGGATGCGGTGCGGCGGGCCTATTGGTCCGCGCGCATCCACCTTGAGTCAGAATATAGCAAGCAGCCCAAGCACTTGAGCGACTATCTCGATGAGCTGCTGAGCCCCGACGAATTGCTCGAAAAATCGAGCGAGCGCCTGGCGGCCTACTTCGACGCCCAAATCGAGGGCGGCGAGGTCACCCAACAATGAAGAAAGGCTGACGAAATGGCGCTGCAGGATGTCCTTGCCGAGCTCGCGGTCAATCTGCGCCTGGACACGGCCGCCTATAGCGCCGGGGTCAGCAAGGCCGAGGCGCAGACTAGCCGCCTCGAGCGGCGGCTGCAGGGCTTCCAAAAGAGCGCCGGCGCCATCGGCCGCACGATGGCCAGCCTCGCCGGCGGCCTCGCCGGCGGCTTTGCCGCAGGCTTTGGCGTCGATGCCATCGTGCGGGCGACCCAGGCCGCGCTCGAATATGCCGGCAGCCTCGGCGAAACCGCGCAGCAGCTCGGTGTCACCACCCGCGACCTGCAGGTGTTCCGCTTTGCCGCCGGCCAGGTCGGCGTTTCTCAGGACCAGCTGGAAACGGGACTCTCGAAACTCACCATCACGCTCGGCAAGGTCGCCGCCGGCGCCAAGGAGCCGGTCAAAGCCTTCAACGCCATCGGCATCAGCGCCGACCAGCTGAAGGGCAAGGACGCGGGCGAAGCGTTCCGGCTCATTGCCGACCACCTTGAGCGGGTCACCGACCGCGCGCAGCGGGCGGCCATCGAGGTCGCGCTGTTCGGCAAGTCGGGCGCCAGCCTCGACAATCTGCTGTCGGGCGGGTCCAAGGCGCTTAACGACCTCGCCACGGCCGCCGACAAGCTCGGCATCGTCCTTTCCGACGAGCAGATTCGCAACGCCGACGCGACTGCCGACAAGCTCGAGGCCCTGAAAACAGTGCTGTCGGCGCGCATCGCCGGCGTGGTCGCCGATAATGCCGGAGCCATCAACGACCTCGCCGACGCCTTTGGGCGCATCGCCAGCCTCGCCGGCGGGGCCATCAGCGGCATCGCCGGCGTGGCCCAAGCCATCGCCAGCTTGCCGACACCGCCCGATTGGTGGCTGGCGGCGCTGCGCGGAGTTACCCCGGCGATCGGCGCCGCAGTCGAGGCGCGCGCCCGCATTCAGGAAGCGCAAAAAGCCGATAAACAGCGCACCGCCAGGGGCACGTTCCCCGGCGGGGCGTCGGTGGGGTCGAGCGTCGGCTCAATCACCGTTGCGCTGCCGCCGATTTCGTCGAGCAAGTTCAAGCTGCCGAGCCAGGACATCGGCGATTTTCTCGCGAGTGGCGGTGGCAGGAAGAAGGCCGACCACAGCGCCGAGGAGGCGATGCGCAAGCGCCTCGAGGCGCTTTCCCGAGCCCACGAATATGATGAGCGGGAGCTCCGCGCCCAGGAGGAAATCCTGAGCGCGCAGCAGAGCATCGCGCACGATTACGTCGACCGCACCGCCATCGCGGTGCAAGTCGCCGATCTCGACCGAAAAATTTACAAATCGCAGCTCGATTTCGAGGTCGAGCAGTTCAAAATCAGCAAGGGTGCGCAGGGCATTTCGCAGGCCCAGGCCGACAGCCTGCTCGCGCTCTATGACCGCAAAGATGCACTTGAACGCCAGGCGCTGCTTGAGGAGGAGGAGACCAACCGCCAGCAGGATTACAACCGGCTCGAGGCGGTAAGTTTCGAGATCCAGCGCAACAAGCTGCAGGCCGAGTCGAGCCTCGCCGAGACCGCCGCCGAGCGCCGCGCAATCGAGCTCAAAATCATCGAGCTCGCCTATCGCGAACAGCGCGAGCGGCTACAGCGTATCATCAAGGAATCGAAGGATTGGGCCGAAATCGAGGAGGCCCGGCGGCAGCTAGCGGCGCTGCCCAATCAGCAGGCACTCGACACGCAAAATGCGCTCAAGAACACCCGCGGACCGGGCGAGGATTTCCTGGCCTCGCTGCCGACCAGCGCCGCCAAGGCCAACGAGGCGCTGCAAAAGGTCGCGGTCGAGGGTCTCCGCTCCGTCGAGCAAGGCATCCTCGATGTCATCACTGGCGCCAGGAGCATGCGCGATGTGTTCCACCAAATCGCCGAGCAGATCCTCGCGGACCTGCTGCGCCTCGCGATTGAAAAATATGTGATGGGAACGCTCGCTAATGCGCTGTTCGGCGGGGGCTCCGGCGACATTGGCAGTTCGTTCCTGTTCAGTGCAAGCCCACGCGCCAGCGGTGGGCCGGTCTATTCAGGCGCGACTTACCTGGTCGGCGAAAAGGGGCCCGAGCTGTTCGTTCCAAACAGCAGCGGCCGCATCGTCTCCAACGATAACATGGGCATGGGCGCGCGGGTCTCGCTCACCAATTACAACGATTTCCGGGGCGCGGACCCGACTGCGGTGGCGGCGATCAGCGCGCGCATCGACCGCATGGAGGCCGACCTGCCGCTGCGCGTGGTGCGCTCGGTCAAGGACGCTCGCGAAAGGTTCGTGCTCAGATGAAACAGCCGTTTGACATGCCGGTGCGCAGTGTGTCGCGCCAGCAATTCGAGCTGCTGCGCGTCGATTATTCTGCGCCCGAGGCGAGCGGCCGAATCGGCGGCGTTCAGGCGGGCTTTCCCCTGTGGATGGGTGCTTGGCAGCTCGCTGAAATGCGCCCCGAGAAATCCGACGAGTGGCGCGCCTTCATGTCGAGCATCCGCGGCTCAAACCGGCGCTTTCTCGGCCGCGATCAAAAGCGGACCTACCCCAAGGCCTACGCATCCGGCTTTACCGGTATGACCCGCGCCGGCGGCGGCGCGTTCGACGGGTCGGCCACCAGCTGGTCGGAAAACATCACCGCCGACGATGACAGCGAGGTAACGCTCACCGGCCTGCCCGCGGGTTTCGTGATGAGCCAAGGCGATTATATCGGCTTTCATTGGGTCGCGACCGAAGAATCGGTCGCGGGCCTCACGTGGCACGCGCTGGTGCGCGTGGTCGAGGCGGCGACCGGTGACGGCACCGGCGAGGTGACCGTGGTGTGCGAGCCGCCGGTGCCCTCCGCAGTGCCGCTAACGGCGACCGCTTATCTCAACGAGCCCAAGTGCGTCATGGTGCTGGTTCCCGACCAATCCAAGCTCGAGGCCATCGATCGGCGCGAAGCAATCCGCGGCGGCACCTTGGTTGCCATTCAGGACATTCGCGAATGAAAAGCTTTGCGCCCGCCGCGCTGGCGGCGATCGCCGCCGGCACCGCGCTGGTCGCTGGCGCCGTGCAAATCACGCCGCGCGACGGCGGGCCGCCCATCCTCGTGTGGGGTGGCCATGGGTCTATCACTCCGCCCTCGCTCGGGCTGACGTTCAAGGGGCTCGGCGACCGGGCGCTCGCGCAGCAGACGGCGGGTGCCATCGGCGGAGTCGCTCAAGGGCTTGAGCTGACGCTGTCGGGCGTCGAGCCTGAGGCGTTGAAGCTGCTCGACGCGGATGAGGTCAAGGCCGCCTCGGTGGTCGTCTATCGGCTGATTTTCAAAAGTGACGGCAAAACCCTGCTCGACGCGCATGTGTTCGACCGCGGGCGCATCGACACGGTCGAGAGCGACGAGACCGTGGGCGGCGAGGCAGCGATCAAGGCGGGCGTGGAAACGGCGGCACGCGGGCTCGGCCGCAGCGGCGCGCGAATGCGTTCCGATTCCGACCAGCGGCTCATCAATGCGGCAGACGGCTATTTCAAGAACACCGCCTATGCCGGCGAGAAGATGCTTTATTGGGGCGGCAAGAAGCCGTCGCGCACGAGCAGCGCTGTAGGCTGAGCGCTTCATTGTTTGCCGGTGAGGTGCCGCGCGACGTTGCGGCGCTGGTCGCGTTCATCGACAGCCGACAGCGGCGGCCGCACGCCTGGGGCCGCTTCGCCAACGATTGCTTGGGCTATGCGCTCGGCGCTGTCGAGGCACAAACGGGCATCAGGGTGGCGCCCGAGCTCGCGTGGTCGAGCCGGGCCGAGGCGCTGCGTCTGCTCAAGCGCTTCGCCTCGCTCGAGGCGGCGATCGACACCTATTTCGTGCGAATTGCGCCGGCTCAGGCAATGCGCGGCGACATCGCCGGCGTGGTTGATGCCGCATTCGGAATCCATCCCATGATTGTCGAGGGCTCGACGCTGGTGAGCCCAGGCGAGAACGGCAACCGCCGAGCGCCGCGCAAGGCCATGCGATGCGCCTGGTCGGCGGTCTCGCTCAAGAAAGGAAGCTGAGAAGCCGTGAGCAAATTTATCGGCTTCATCGTCGGCACCGCAATGGTGATTGCCGGGATTCTCACCGGCAATCCGGCCCTGATAATTCAGGGCAGCGCAATGATTGTCAGCAACGCCATATTGTTGCTGACGCAGCCCAAGCAGCCGGCGCGCCAGGCGTCGGAAATGAGCATTCAGCTCGGCGAGCAGCCGCGCGTTCTGATGGTGGGCGAAGCGGCCACTCCTGGGAGCCTGGTCGACGGTTTCAACTATGGCGGGAAATACGGCACCGATTGGGAGTGCCTCGTCATCCGGCTTGCCGACCACAAGTGCGAAGGCTTGACCGGGTTTTTCGTCAATGACGAATATGTGCCCTACACCGGGAACGGCAATTATCCGCAGTTCGACGACCACCATTTCGAGCTGTATTTCCGCGCCGACACCACGGCCGAGCCGCTGCCCGATGTGGTGCTCGACCACGCGCCGGGGTGGACCGCGGCCGACCAAGGCGAATCCGGTTGCGACGTTGTCGTTTGCTACCTCGCCGACAAGCCCGATGCGAAACATCCGGCATGGCCTGGCGGGCGCCCGCGGTTCCTGTTCGTGCTCAAGGGTGCACTTTGCTACGATCCGCGCCTCGACGATACCGTTGACGGTGGTGCCGGGCCGCATCGCATCGACGACCCGGCGACCTGGCAATGGTCGGAAAACGCCGCCATTTGCCGTTATCGGTGGGTGCGCGGCGTCTATGCCAATGACGATTCGAGCGACCTTGGCAAGCTGCTGGTCGGCCGCGGCCTGACGGCCGAGGAGGCGCCGCCGGAAAATATCATCGCGCCCGCCAATCTGTGCGACGAGGCGGTGGGCGGCGCGAAACCGTCAAGGATCCTGACCCCGAGCCATAACTTTGAGATCGCCAGGTTCTCGCCCGATTTCACGCGGCTTTATCTCATTTGGTCGGATGGGTTCGAGCTGTGGTATTTGCCGACGCTCACCAGGATCGGCGGCGGCAGCGGCCTCGATATGCCCGCCAACGGCGGCATCGCCGTCAATCCCGATTATTCGTTCTATGTAAGCGAGGACAGCGCGACCGCGCTCATTAGTCCGTCAGGCGGCCGCACGCAGGTTTCGGCCGACCCGCTCGGCAGCGGCGGCGTGTGGAATGTCGTCGCGGGCGTGTTCGGCACGAGCGCCAATCCGGCTGCGAGCATCCACCAGCTCGTCGGCGACCTCATCGTGACCACCGCGCTCAGCTTCCACCCCACGTGGATGTTCACCGATTTAGACGGCGCCAGCATAGCGCTCGGCGGGCCGGCGAGCGGGCTCAGCTACACGCCGGGCATCGCCCTTTGCACCCTCCCCGATTTCACCACCGACACCATCGCGGTGGCGACCGAGGGCGAATGCTATGGGCTCGACAATGGCGCCGGCGGCTATTTCGTCTGGCAAAGCGCGAGCGGCGGACTCGGTTTCATCATCGACAAGGCCACTCGCACGCTGACCGCCGGGCCGGTTGCCATGCCGTTCAGCAACGATGGCGGCGGCAATGACAAGCCGTTTCGCGGCGCGGCGCAGGGCGATGCCGCAATCTGGATCGGCTTCACGCAATATTCGACCCGCGACCTCAGCACGCTGAGGACGGAAAGCCCTGGCGATTGGTCGAGCATTTCTGGTTTTGAGAGCTCGGGCGCGGTCTATGACCGGATCAACAATGCGCTGCTGACGCGCGAATCGGTGCCGGCGGAGCTCGGCATCCGCTTTCTCGACCAAACCGGCGGCTATCGGGTTTCCGGCCCGATCTACGCAAACCAGGATTTCATCGACGTTGAGGGCATGTTCGCCGCTGCCACCGGCGGCACCGTGGTCACCCGCGAGGGCTCGGTCGAGCTCAACCCCGGCCACGCGGAAACGGTGGTGGAGACCTTCACCGACGCTGACCTTTTGAGCGGCAGTCAGGTCAGCTGGAATCAGGGCATTCTTTCCGAGGCCAATCAGGAGTGGCTCAACACCGTTGTCGCGCGCTACGTCGAGCCGTCGCAAAAGTGGCAGGACCACGCCGCGCCGGTGGTGCGCGACAATGCCGACATCGTCGCCGACGGCCGCCCGCGCGAGGCGGCAATCACCCTGCGCCTGGTGCGCTACCAGGACCAGGCGCTGCGCGTTGCCGAAATCAACCGGCGCTTGGGGCGGCTGTGGGGCCGGGCGACGGTCACCCTCGGGCCGCGCTTTTGTCAGCTCGAGGATGGCGATTGGCTGCAATGGCAGTCTGACCGCTATTTCGGCGGCGCCACAAAGACGTTCCGCGTTGAGGCCTATTCGGTCGATGAGAAATGGCAAATCACGCTGACGCTGCGCGAAATCAACGCGGACGTTTATGCGATTCCCGATGAGGGGTTTCCGAGCGACCAATCGCAGCCGTCCTATAATCCGCCGCCGCCCGACATCGGCGCACCCGACAGCGGCGATTGGACGCTCACCGCCACCACGCTCGACAGCGCCGGAGCAAGCGTTCCCGCGCTGCATCTGGCCGGCGCCGTGCCTGCTGATGAAAACGCCGAGGCGGTCATTGTCGAATATTGGAAGGATGACGGGGTTGGCGACCCGGTCGCGGACTCCGACTCCATTTCATGGGTGATGAAGGGCCGCTACGGTCCCGATTTCACGCAGACGGACATCACCGGGCTGGTCGGCGGCGCCACCTATTATGTCGCCGTCACCTATGTGGTCAGCGGCATCGCGGGCGATCGCTTGGTGTTGGGCCCGGCAACCGTCGCCGATTTGGACGTTAGCGGGCAAATCGACCCGGTGGTGGACGGGGCCATTGCCGGGCTCGCCTCCAAGCAGCCGGTGCGCGCGAAAACCACCGCCGCGCTGCCGGCGAGCACCTATGCGAACGGGTCGAGCGGAGTCGGCGCGACCCTGACGGGCACCAGCAACGGCGCGCTGGCGGCGCAGGACGGCGTGACCCTGGCCGCCGGCGATCGCCTGCTCGTCGCCAATGAGGCGCTCGCCTACCGTAACGGCATCTATACGCTGACTCAGGTGGGCGACGGCACCCACCCCTATATTCTGACCCGCACCACCGATGCGGACAGCAGCGCCGAGCTGGTCGGCGCGACAGTGCGGGTGCTCGAGGGCACGGCGAACGGCGGCACGCAGTGGCAACAGACTACCGCCGCGCCCATCACTATGGGAACGACTTCGGTGATGTGGTCGCCGGTGGGTGGAGGCAGTTTCGCGACGGCCGCAGAGATCCGCGCCGGCAGCGTCAGTGCCAAGCCGATCGCGCCCGACCAGCTGGTGCTCTCGGCCGTGCCGCAGACGCTGACCGATGGGGCCACCATCAATTGGGATATGAGCCTTGGCTATAACGCCAAGGTCACGCTCGGCGGCAATCGGACGATGGCCGCGCCGACCAACCCCAAGGAGGGGCTGACCTATTCGCTCGATGTCATTCAGGATGGCACCGGCGGCCGCACGCTGACCTGGAACGCCGCCTTTGATTGGGGCTCGGCGGGCACGCCCACGCTGTCGACCGGCGCAGGCAAGCGCGATGTGGTGAGCCTCAAATGCTATGACGCGGCAACGCCCAAGTTTCGCGCCGTGTTCAACAAGGCTGCCTGAGTGCTGCCGCTCCTGACCGGCCTGGCGCTGCAGGCGGAGCGGCCGCAGCTCATCGTTCCAGAGCGCAAGGCGCTTATCAGTGCGCCCTCGCTCATCCTGCCCGAGCGGCGCGCGAAAATCGAATGCCCCGAGGTCATCGGGATGTTTCCTTTCCCCTCGCCGCTGATGGGGCAGGCGGTCGCCGGCGGCGGAACGCCAGCAACATTCGTCGGGTCAAAAACCTTCACCTTCGCCAGCACCAGCGCCACGGCCTGTTCGCTCACCGATTTGCTGACCAACACGGGCACGACCGCGACCCTGCTGCAAAACGATTTCGTGCTGGTGGTCATCGACACCAACACGCCGAGCGCGCCGGATATAACTTTCACGCCGCCAGCGGGGTGGACGCAGGAATGCGACCTTTACCAGGCCGACACCTCAGCGGTGAACATGGCTGTGTGGTCGAAATTCATGGGTGCTTCGCCCGATAGTTCGGTGCTGATTCAGGGCGCCAACGCGGCCCTGCAGGCGGTGTGCGTCACGGTGCACGCCTTCCGCGGCGTCAATACCACCACACCGCGGGATGTCGCCAACGTCACTGCGGTCGGTCAGAATGACGGCAAGCCCAATCCTGGGGCAATCACTCCGGTCACCGCGGGCGCGCTCATCTATGTGGCAGGAGCGGCTGCCGTGGGCGGCTCAGGGGTCGGCGGGGTGTTCACCAATCCCGGCGACCTCAATTCGGGCACCAACGAATTTGCTTCAGCCTACCGCTCGGCGACCTCTCAATCTGGCGTTTCAGGCGCCGGTTTCGTTGCGTGGAACGGGGCGGGCGCTTTCGATCCGGCCACGTGGGGCGGCGGGCGCACCAACACCGCTTGCTCCTGGGCGGCGCTGACGATGGCCCTGAGGCCGGCATAGCGCCTCAGCAGCGGCCGCAAGGCCATGATCGGGCGTTCGACCAGCCAATGGGCGGTAAGGCCGGTGCCGATGCCGGCGGCGATCGCCGGCAGCCAATGGCGACCGAGGATCTCAACCGGGATGAAATGGAAAAGGTAAATCGAATAAGAGGCATCGCCGAGCATCACGAGCGGGGCGAGGGTGCGGCCAGCAAAGCGCGGCTCGAGCGCTCTTGCGCCATAGACGATGAGCGCCGCCGGCACGCCCCACGCGACCAGGCGCAGATAAGCACCAGCGCCGATGAGCTCGTTATAATAGGTTTGAGGAGCGGCGGCGAACCACAGCAAGCCGGCGAGGATGAGGGCGCCGCCGTAGCGCGAAGGCCTTAGCAGGGCGATGCCGACCCCGGCGAGAAATTCGAGGATCAACGGGCTTCCGAGATAGGCGAGGAGGTCATTCCTCGGCCCGATGATGAGGCAGGCGAAGAACAGGCCGAGCGGCACTAGCGCTCGCGTGGCGAGCCCCAGGGTGAACGCCCAATAAAACAGCATTTCAAAGCACAGGGTCCACCCGAGGAGCAACGCCGGGCTGTAAAACTGGCCGTGCCAAATCGGCCATAGGGTGAGGCTGGCCAGCGTGGTCGGGCGATCGGGGTGACCGAGCAGGAACCACGGCGAAACGGCGATCAGCCACAGCGGGAAAATGCGCCACAACCGATCGGCGATGAACGCGCCGGGCGATCGCCCGAGGCCGATGGTCGCCATGATGAAACCGGAAATGACGAAAAAGAGGTCAACCCCGGCGGCACCAACGCGGACGAAACTGTTGGGGTCGACCGAACGATAGGCGTGGTGAACGACAACAGCTGACGCGGCGATGCCGCGGAGCACCTGAATCGACCTGAGCTTGCGCATTCTGTCCTAGCGCGCCCGCGCCTTGAAGATGAGCACTCCGAGCGCGGCCGACGCCACGAAGACGATGAAAACGACAAGCAGGCGCAAAACCCCTCCTCACCCGAGCGGAGGGCAATTTAACGCATGTTTAACACAAACGCCAGTTGCAGGAGTAAGCGCGGATGGCCGACCCGAGCGCCGGCGAGGTCGGCGGCGTTTTTGCCGGAGCTATCGGGCTGCTGGTCGCGATTGGTCATGGCGTGCGGTGGTGGCTCGGGTGGAGCGATCGCCGGGCGCTGCGGCGCAGCGCCAAGCTCGACGCGTGGCAGCGCGAGCTGCAGGACCGCGAGGCGCGGTTTGAGGCGCAGCAGGCGGAACATTGGCAGCGCATCGAGCTCGAGCTCGCCAAGCTCAGGCGCGAGCATGCAGCGCTGCTCGGCGGCTATCAGCTGATCGCGGCCGCGCTCCGCCTGGTTGACCCGGAAAGTGACGCGCTGCGGCGCGCCGATGAGCTGCTGCGCTCGGCCTTCCTGGTCGAGCCGCTGATGCCGCCTGACATGGTCGCGACCATGCAGCGCATCAGGCGCAGCGACGAGACCGACTGACCCACCAGAAAGGAAAAATCCCATGTTCGCCATTTGGCTGGCCGAGGCGCTGCGCGCCGGCGGTTGCACCGTCAATGAGCTCGCAGGTTGGCAGGCGCGAGGCCGCCCCGGAGCATTTGGCCCTGTCTGCGGAGTGCTGTGTCACCATACAGCCGGGCCGCTCAAGGGCAACGCTCCGTCGCTCAGCACCATTGTCGAGGGGCGCGCCGATTTGCCCGGCCCGCTATCGCACCTCCACCTCGCGCGCGATGGGGTGTTCACGCTGATCGCCGCCGGGCGCTGCAATCATGCCGGCGCTGGTCTCTGGCGCGGAATCACCGCCGGCAATTCCAGCTTTATCGGCATCGAGGCGGAGAATGCCGGCACCGCCGCCGATCCTTGGCCCGAGGTGCAGCTCGAGGCCTATGCCCGCGGCTGCGCCGCGATTCTCGGCCACATCCACGCGCCCGTCGAAATGTGCGTCGGACATAAGGAATATGCGCTGCCGCACGGCCGCAAAATCGACCCATCGTTCGACATGGCGGCATTCAGGGAACGGGTGGCCAAATTCATGGCTGCAGCCGGATGAGCGGCTTCCATTGGCTGCTGCTGGCGGCGATCGCCGCGGGTGCAGCCGGCGGCCTGTTCCTCGCCTGGCACTGGCGCAAGGCGGTGCCGGCGTTCCCGCCGCTGCCGCAGTGGACATGGCGCAACATCATCGCCCTCATTGCCCTCGTCGCCACCATCGTCGGTGCCGCGATCCTCACCTCGCTCGCTTGGTGGCTGCTCGACCAACTGCTGCTGCTCGCCAAGGCGCTGATTGCCGAGCTGGTGCGCGATCGCAACGCCAGGCCCGAGGTGGGCACGGCGCTCACCGCGATCATTGAGGGTGTCATGTGGGGCCTCAAGCTGGTGCTCGGCGGGGTCATCGTGGTGCTCTTGAGCCTCGGCATCGCCATCACGCCGCGCAAGGTCAAAGTCGACCGCACCGGTGCCGAATTGAGCGGCGGCGATGTGCCCGAAACGCCGGCGGAGGCTGCGCAGTCGGTCGCCGGCGCGGCCGCGGAGCGCGCCGGGGAAATCGCCGAAAAAACGCTGCCGCCGAGCAGCATTGCCTGAGGAGGCTAAACACATGCCAAGTAAACAAAGCAGCAGCGCGGCGTCGAGCCTCGCCGCCAAGGTGCTCCGCATGACCCCGACGCCGACCTGGTCGGCCACGGCGGCGGGCCTCGATTCGCGCGATTTCGTGCTCAAGTCGGCTTATGACCAGCTCCTCGACGACGCCAAGACGCTGGCGGCATCGGTGCTGTCTCAGGATGAGCGGAAGGGGCAATGAAGGGGCTGGCGTTCGTTGCGGCTGCCCTGGTGCTGCTGTTCGGCGGCCTTGAGATCCTCGACGCGGCTCAGCCGCCGCTACTTATAGAAGCGGTGCCCGCCGGCGTTTCGCTTTGCCCTCGAGTGGGGCCCAACCCCTGCGCAAGCATCAACTGCCGGCGCATCGACACTAGGAGGATAGCCTGATGTTCGCAGGTCTCTCGTTGGCCAATCTCGCGCTCAAATTGGGCGTTACGCAGCGCGCGCTGAAAGTCGGGCTCATCGCCGGCGCCGTCATCCTGCTGGTCATCGGTGTCGGGGTCGCCAAATGCGCCTATGACCGGAGCATCATCGAAACCCATGACGCCAGGCAGTCGGCCGCGAACGCGACGGCCGACCGCAAGGCCGACGCGGGCGCAGCCGTGCAGCGCCGCGCCGACGATTCGCGGCTCGCCCAGGAAACCCAACAGCTCGGAAAGGTCCAAGCCAATGCGCAATCTGATGTTGACCGCCGCCTTGCTCGCCATCGCTGCCTGCGGCAGCAGCAGGCTGCCCGCGCCAGCGGCCGCGAGCCACCCGCCTGCACTTGACCTCGTGTGCCAGGCGGAGCCGCCTGCGCTGACCGACGAGCAGGTGATTGCCGACACTGACGGCGCGGCCGATCGCGCGTTCAACGACCAGGTGCTGATCGCCGGGCGTTCGTGCCGTGATGCGCTCAGGCGCGTGTGCCAATGGCACAAGGCGCGCGGCGCCAAGGAGCTCAATTGCGAGGTCGGTGCGATGTCGCCGCGCGAGCTCCGGCGCCTTGCCGGAGAGCTGCATTTGCGGGTTTAGCGGTTTGTCACTTTGGCGATGCTTCTCTCGGGAGCAGACGGAGCGAACCGCCGGGCAAAAGTGACAAAAGTGGCGGATTTCTGCCGATGTTGAATGATTTGCAGTCCTCTGCGTAACCACTCCGCCATCGGGCCTTTCGGCAGTTTTCCGCGCTTTTTTGACTATCGCCCCCAAAAGTTTGTCAGTTCGATCCGGGCGGTTTGTCACTTTCTCCATTGGTTCGCGGTTCGTTGCCGCGCTCCATGTGGCCGATTGAGCGGCCGCGTTCAACCGCCAATCTCAAGGAAGTCACCATGCACCACAGCATCACCGTGGCCGACCTGCTGCGCGCCCTCGGCGCCATCGCCGCCCTCGGCCTCCTCGGGTTCGGCGCGCTCGCCTGGTTTGCCGGCGGCATGTCCGACAACGGCGAGGCCGGCGCCCAGGCCGGGCGCACCGGCTGCATCATGGGCGTTGCCGGCATCGTGCTGCTGGTCGCCGCATTGTGGGGCTGCAGCGGCCGCTGAGCGCTACTGGCGCGGGGGTTTCAGGCGAGGCTCGACCGCGACAGCCGGGCAATAGTCGCAGACGAAGCGCCGTTGGGGCCAGTGGGGCATCGTGATTTCGATCCAGCCATGCTCTCCGACGGCGTCCCGATAGGGCGCCGGACAGCGGTTCCCATGCTCGGCGCGTGTCAGCTTATTAGCCGGTCGGTCGGTCATGGGGCGGGTTTCCTCGGCAGCCGCACCGGCTCGACCTCAAGGATGACCGCTTTGCCATCCTCGCCGATCGGCGGACAATGCGCTTCGATCCAAGCGGCGGCCTCGGCCTCGGTGTCGAACGGTCCCGCGACCTCGCCATTTTCATCCTCAACGAACCATGCGCTGCCGATTTCATCCCAAGCGGGATGCATGCCGCGAGGCGCATTCGTTCGGTCGGTCATGGGGCGGGTTTCACAGCAGCATCAGGGCGAGCAGCAGCCCGGCCACGAACATCAGGGCGAATTGGCACCGCAGCCGCCGGCGCTCATCCTCAGCACGGCGCTCGAGCTCGGCCTGGACCGCCTCGGCGGCGCCGATCCGCTCGAGCACGGCCTGCAGCCGTGCCATCGCGGCGGCAAATTCCTCTGCAGTGACGCCGATGCGCAGCGACCGCGGCCGCTCAGGCCGCGGCGGCGGGGCCCAGGGCGCGCTCACAGTCCGAGATCCTCGCGCAGGCGGCGCCAGTGGCGCGCCTCGATGCTGTCGAGCATCGCCTCGCGCGCCGCGCAATCCTCAGGGCTGTCGAGGCG